GTGATAATCTGATCTCTGGTTTCGTTGAGGCCGGCCTTGGTGATGTACTTTTCCGCGACGTGCAGCTTGTGCTCCGCTAGTTGAGCCTGAACGACCATCGCCAAGGCGTAGGCGGCATCAGCCTTGGTCAAGGCCTCGACCTTTGCCGCCTTGACGACTGCTTCGATACGCCACCAGGCACCACCGACGGCACCGATGACAGTAATCAGAAAGACGACGAATGTGGTGGGATCGGCGGTCGTCGGATTCACTTTTTCAGCCTCGCAAGCAGGGTGTCGCCGACCTTGCCGACGAAAAGGGAGGTGACAATCCAACCCATCCACTGGTCGAGCGGTGGCGGGAGCGCGGCGATCGACCAGGTCTGCGGGAAGGCGCAGAGACGGCAGAACAGGATGGAGTAGAGGCATACAGCTGCGAACCAGAGGCCGGCCGGGATGATGAAGAGCAGCGGGAACCACCATTGCCGCGAGTTTGCGACTGAAACTTGAGCCTGCACATACGCGGTGACGGCATCAGTCTTGATCTTCTCGCGATCGGTGAGGTCGCTGCCATGCTTGTCGATCGACGACAGGATTCTGTCGAGCGGGCCGGATGACAGCCAGCTGAAGAGAGTGCCGAGGAGCGCGAGCATCAGATCAGCACTCCAAGGATGAAGCCGACCACGAGCCCGGCCGCGAAGAGCGGCCATGACTGGCGCAGGTAGGCGGCGAAGAATTCGACACGGCCTTCCATGGCGGCACCTCGGCGCGGTCAGGCCGCTGGCTGAGCGGGCTCAGCCGTTTCGGCCGCCGCAGGTGCCGGCTCGGCAGCGGCAGGATCGGCGGCATGGGCTTCGGTGAGAGCAGGCTCAGCGGTGGTCGGGGGCTCCGAGGTCACCGGCTCCGCAGTTGATGCCGCAGCCGCCGTCGACGCCGCCGTCGACGCCGCCGGTGCCGGTGCCGGTGCCAGTGGAGCATAGGTCTCGAGCTCTGCGTTGACCTTTGCCAGGGCGGCCTTCTTGCCCGCGATCGTTGATTCCGCGTCAGTGGCGGCCTGCTTGATGGCGGCTTCGGCGTCCTCGATGTCCTTTTCGAGCGCGGTCTTGAAGTCGTTCAGCCGCGCCAGCATGCCGGCGATCCACTGGCGACCGGCCTCGATCGCCTTGGCGGCGTCCTCCTCGATGCTGATGAGCGCCGGAGCGGCCTCGTCTTTGAAATTGCTGAAAATCGACATGGGAACCTCGATTGAGTTGGAGATGATGGAAAGGGAAGAACTGAGATCAGGTCGGCCAACCGAGCCGGTGGGCGAGCCAGGTCCAGCTCTCGCAGCCCAGAAGAATGACGCCGCCGACCGCCATCTGCATGTCGGGATCGTTGGCGAGCGCGGTGGGATCAATGCCGAACTTCTGAAGAAGGACGGGGCCGAAGATCATGCCGGCGCCGTAGCGCAGCGCGATTCTTGCAACGACGGAACTCATGGCAAAAGCCTTTCGATGTGGTGGATGAAGGTGAGAACGCTATCCTGGATCCTCTCCCAGAGAGCGACGATGAGCGCGCCGCCCGCGAGCACCAAGGGGGCGTGTTTGGCTGCCTGGGCCGCAGTCGGTACCGGAACGGGTGAAACGGGCGCTGGCGAGGCCGGTTGAGGCGACACAGGAGCGGCGGGCACCGGAGCGGATGGAGAAGCGGCCGCCTTGTCGGCGGCGCTCAGCAGCCCCGCCACATAGGTCCGCTTGCCCTTGCTCCACAGCACATGCCCGGCGGCGTCGGCGGTGTAGACGTTGGCGTAGCCATCGCTCGAATATTTGCCCTTCAGGAAGAGGTCGCATTCCGCCTGGCGGCGCGCGATGATGCTGGATGGAATTCGCCAGATCATCATGTCGGGGCCAACAGCGGCGAGATTGCCGGCGTTGAACTCCCGCACCCACGACGCGCTGTCGATCTTCCCCGTGTTGAAGTCGAAGCTCACCGCGGCGTCGAACTGCGCCTGTGTCAGCGGGCGCGTGAACGCCTTGTTGACGCGGTCCTCGAATTTGGCGAGGTCCTTCGAAAAGACGGCAAGGATGTCGGGGATCGCCGAGGCGACGCCCTTCGGCATCTCTGCCGGATGAGGCAGTCCCGCGCCAGCGGTATGGCCGATGCCGACGGTCCAGATTCCGACGCTGTCCTTGTAGGGGCACAGCACGATCGCCTCATGCGAGATGATCTCCAGCCTGCCCTTGGCGCTGGTCCTCATTGTCATAGCGATGTCCTTTGGAATCTTGGTCGATGTGAATCGCGGCCGCCGTTGTGGCGCCGCTCATTCGCGGCTAGAAGATAGCGGCTGACATTCGGGGACCGGGATGAACGTCGAAATAAGACGACAGGTCGTAGAAACTACGCACGATCGCGTCGAATTGCCGGGTTTGCTGGCAATGCGCTGTTACGCGGCCATGATGATCGTTGTCTTCCACTTGGTCGCACTGCCGAAGCTTGCGCTCCCGAATTATCTTTGGTTCATCCCGACTCATTTCGGCTTTGGCGTCCCGCTTTTCTACACGGTGAGCGCCTTCGGCCTGTTCGTCGGGTACAGCGAGAAGCTCCGCACGCGGCAGGATCTGCGTACGTTCTACATTAGGCGGTTCGCCAGGATCGCCCCGCTGTTCTACGTCATGATGGTCTTCTACATTCCATTCACATGGATCGTTTGGACCAGAGCGGCGTTGCCGTCGCTATCGCAGTTCGCGTCTTCCGGCCTCTTCATCTTCAACTTCGTACCTGCACACGTAAGCGGCTTCGTTATGGCCTCATGGTCGATCGGCGTCGAAATGGCCTTCTACGCCATTGTGCCACTGTTGATTTTCGCGATCACCGGGGTGGGCCGCGCGGGAATGTTCCTCGCCCTATCGGCATTCCTGGCCTGGAACTGGAATGATGCATTCTCTGGAACGACGGGACAGCTGGCGATGTTCGGCCAGCTGTCGCTCGTCTCTCAACTGCCCTACTTCGCCGGCGGGATATTCGGATATCACGTCTGGCAAAAGCTCCGGGACACGTGCCCCTGGGTGGGGAGGTTCGTTCTTGCCGCATCGGTCATCGCGGTCGTCAGCCTTGTCGGGCTGTCCAACGAGGTCGCGTTGGCGCTCGGAGGTGCAGTGAAGCTGACGTGGGCGCTGGCGATCACTGCAATCGTGGTCGGCGTCGCGTTGCATCCACAACGGTGGTTCGTAAACCCGACCGCTAAGCGGCTTGGCCACGCAAGTTTCAGCATCTATCTCTGGCACCCCGTCGTCATCGTCACGCTGATGCAGACAGATCTCTACCAGTGGGCCTCAGACAACTCTGGCGGGACACTCCTGCCATTGTTGCTGTCGTTGACTGTAACGCTGGTCGTCCTCGTTCCATTGTCGCTCATGAGTTTCCGCTTCATAGAGCGCCCCGGTATGGAATTTGGCAAGCGTGTAGGCGGCCGTCGTCACGGAGATAGATAGGTGTAACCGGAAGCCGGCATCACGCCGAGACCAACATTCGATGGCGAGAACGTCGCGGAGCCACTCCCATAGCCGATGTTGCCTCGGACTATGCAGTTCGGAAGGGCCGCCGTGGAAAACGGGTTGCAGACGTTCCTGAAGAAGTTGTCGATGTTGGTTATGCCCGTGCAGGCGCCGCTGTCGATCCCATACGGCAGGCTGTTTGAGGCATATGTCCCGTTGAGGTTGCTGTTTGAATACTGGCGGTAGATATCCCCGTCGATGATGTTGCCGATGATCTTGATGTCGGCATAGAACGCCGCCGAATTGACGAGCACGCCCCGATAGAGGAAATCGGAAATGATGTTCGATTTGACGAGCACATTTTTGTAGTCGTATGGGCTCGTCGGCGCCGCGAAGGTCATTCCGTGGCCGAACGATTCGATCGTGTTTCCCGAGATGTTGGCGTTCACCAGGCCGCCGCCATAGAAGCTGATGCCGAACATCTGGCGTAGGCTGGCGTCGGTGATGGCCGGATCATACGGCGCGCCCTGGAAGAGCTTGGAGCCAAAACCGTAGGCGGAGAACGCCGACACGGCCGGCGCAGTCCGGCGCATGGTGTTGCCGATGATCCTGACGCCCGGGATCGAGGCGATCGGGTTCGTCGTGTCGTCGGTGTTCACCTCGAGGTAGTTCCAAGGGTAGACGAACGCGGCACCGGTGGCATCGTAATGGCCCGGGATCGTTCCATGCGTTGAGCTCGATCCCCGCGGGGCTGCCCCGCTTACTGAGATCGCCGATCCGATTGTCTGCGGCGCGCCGGCGCCAGTGATGTAAACGAGATTGTTGATCGTGTTGTTCGTGATCGAGAGATCGAAGATCGGGAAGTTGCCTTCGGGTGCCGGCGTGTTGGCGACCTGAATTCCGCACACGTTCGGGAAGTCGAGCACATTTCCTTCGATCTTGATGACACCGCCCCCGAGTACCTTGATCGGACCTCCGTTGATGATGCGATTGTTCCGGACGATGACGCCCTCTCTGGCTGTCGGCGCGCCGCTTGAAGTGTGCAGCGCGATGCTGTCGTCTCCGAGCCGCAAGAAGACGCTGTCATGGACGAAGCAGTTCGGCGTGTCCCGCATCCTGGCGCCATCGGCCGCGATGTTCTCGAACCAGCAGCTGGCAACCTCGCCGCTTTGACAGAAATGGATATCCATCGCCATCTGCGAGAGGTTGTAGAATTTGCAGTCGAAAAACGAGACGCTCTGATAGTTGTCGAGCCACGCCGGGCATCCGCCTTGACGAGTATTCACGGTTGGGAGCGTCCCGCGAAACTGCACGTGCTCGAAGCGGATCGAACCCTTTGGGCCTGGTGCGATGTTCTTGAACATCGCATGCGCGGTCGGATCGGTGACGTTGCCGGTTCCCTCTATGTAGGTGAGGATCGTCGCGTCGCGGCCGGCCCCGCGGAAGATGAGATTGCCGACACCAGGATCCAGCGACGGATCGTTGACGTCTCCGAAGAAGAATGTCCCGGCTGGGATGTCGATCGTGCCGCCGCCGGCCGCCAAGGCGTTATTGATCAGCGTCTGGAATGATGCCGTATCGGTCATTGGGATGTCTCTAGATGATGCGAGAAAGGTGCGGGCAACAACCAGCTGGCGCGGTCGGACCAGCGTTACGCGTTGGTTTCGTAGACGCCTTCGAGGAGTAGAACGGCGCCGCTGGAACCCGGATACGTGCTGTCGTAGAAGCGCACGACAACGTTGGTAGCGCTCGCCGCGAACATGGTGCCTGACAACGCCTTGCCAGATGCTCCGGAATCCACTCCGCCCATATAGCCGGCAGCCGCAGTTGCTAATGGAAGCGTCACGTTGACGTAGCCCGCAGCGGTACCATTCGTCGTAATGGTTACCGCTATCTGCACGAACACCGTGCGTCCGATGCGCTGATAGCGACCCGTCGCGCTCACCGTCGTAAAGGCGCCGGTGTTCGGCGTGACGACCGGTGTGTAGGGGGTCCAGGCATTGCCTAGGTAGTTGGTGACAGTGCCGCCGTTTGAGGTTGAACCGCCGGTGGAACCGGGGATAACGGATATGGCCTGCCCGACCGTATCGATGACGCCGTCGTTGAGGACGTTGAACTGCGCGCCGGTGACGGTTCCACCGTTGGCGAACGTCGTCTGCTGGAGCGAGGCCCAGCCGCCCTGAATGTTATAGAAATTGGTGAAGCTGATCGGGCCAACCGTGAAGGTCTGCGCGCCGGCACCACCGGTGTATATGGCACCGCCGTCGACACCGTTGATGTAGGTGCTGATGATGGCGCCCAGCGTGCCGCCGCCGTTGATGGTGACGGGACCGGACCGGCCGGTGAGGCCGCCTGTATCGCTGCGCACCGCCGAAAGTGTCGTGGAGGTTCCGGTATACTTGAGGACGACGTTGCCGTACCCGATGGCGCCTCCGATGCCGGCGATCAAGTGTGAACCCGCATTGGTTGGGCTTGCCGACGACAGGTCGCAGGTCATGCCGGAGATCATCAGCGTCGGGATCTGCGAATAGAAGCAGCACTGACGCCCGTCGCCAAGCGTGATCGGCGTGATCGTGTAAAGGTTCTGGTTGTTGATGTCGCCCTGCACGATGATCTGGCCGGCAAGACCGAGATTGACAGCAGAGCAACCAGCGTAGGTACCGGCAAGACCGATCTGGATCGTGATCGGCCAGCCCGTCGAGGCGTAGTACTTAGCGACGTAGTTGTAGGCACCCTGAAGCGTCAGGAAAGCGCCGGCGGACGTGTTGGTGAGTCCGTTGTTGCTGTCGTTGCCGTCCGACCGAACATAGACAATCAGAGTGCCGGTCAGGTTGCGGCGGAATTCGGTGTAGGCGATGCTCTGAAGGCGCAGATACGTGCCGTCCGACATCAGGCAGACGAGCTCGTTGGCGATGATGTCGCCCGGCGCCAATGCGGTGCCGTCGCGGCGCACCACAGAAACCCCTGGCAGGCCGTTGATAACGGCCGTCACCGCGTTGGTGTTGGTGAACGCAGCGATGCCACAGATCGTGGTGCCGGCCGGCAGAGAGGTCGGGATCGGGCTAAGTGTCGCGGTAAGCGCGTTGGCGGTGCCCCCGAAGGTGCCGGCCCAGATCCATTTTCCGTACTGCACGCCTGCCGGCACATTCGGCAACGTCACCGGGATGTAAGGCGCCGACGACAGCTGCACGATGTTGCCGCTGGTGATCGTGGTCTGCCCGTTGGCGACGGTGATCAGGAACAGGCCCGTCCAGCCAGCATCGGCGGTCGGAGCGACCTGCGTTCCCGTTGCCGCGGCGACGCCTGCCTTGATCTGGACTGCCACCGCACCCTTGCGGACGGTGTTTTGTGCGCTGCCGGAGTTGCCCGGACCGGAGAACGTGGCCGGCGGGTTCGCTGCGTTGTAATAGGGCAGCACCGTCGAGCCAGTATCACTGTCCTGGTACTGCACCTCGACCAGATAGACCTGACTGTAGCCCACGGTGCCGGGCGGCGTGATGCCAAGCGTCGCGGCATCGAGCAGGACGCCCTGCTTGACGATCGAATGCGCGGTGTCGACGGAAAGAGATGACCAAGGGGTCGCTTCGAGGTTGGCCAGCGAATAGATTTCGCCCGGCGTCACAAGGACGTTGAGCGATGCTGGCACGGTCGGCGTGCAGGTGAACGCGTTGACGACCGTCGAGGTGCCGAGCACGCCAGCGCACATCTTCGCCAGCGCAACCATCATGTTCTGGTTGGTGTGGAGAAGGTCGGTCTCAAGCGGGACCTGGCCAAAGTAGTTGGTGAGGCGATCCAAAGCGGAACTCCTGAAAAAGCTGCTGGAATGCGGGGTGTTGGTGCGGGGGTACGCCTTAGCTGGCGTCTTCCTCGATTTCGATTTCCCAGTCGATGACGCCGCCGGCGGGCACGGTGCCGCCGCCAAAAGCGATTGCGATGATGTCGTTGGCGCCGCGAACGATCAGCGCCTTGTCCTGGCGGGTGGAGAAATCCCAGCGGATCGGGAATGGCTGGCCCGTGTTGAGCGGCAGCCAGAGACGGCCCTGACCCATGCTGGCGACTGCGGTGCCGAGTGCCGAGGCGTTGGCGGTGAAGACGAGCGGAATGACAGTCGCGGCCGCGTCGTTGATATCGTGTGGGGCTCCTGTTGCCGAGGCCTTAGTGCCGCCAGTGTTGGGCGCGGAACGCCGGACAAGCGCGACCGCCATGCTGCCGGCCGTGGTGGCGATACCGCCCAGAACGATGCTCTTGATACGTCCCGTCTTCGTGGCGGAACCCGCAATCGTGATGATGTCGGTCGGCGTCGCCGCCGGCGTCAGCGATCCAGCGTATCGATAGGTCGCCTTGGCGCCGTCAGATGAAACCAGCACGGCGCCCTGATGACCCGGCGCGTTGCGCAGTCCATACATGAGCCCGGCGACGGAGTCGTACAGCGCAAGCGTTTCCACGCCGATGCCGAAGGGCAAGAATGAGGCGAGGCCAGGCCCCAGCGCGGAGAACTGGTCGTAGGCGATCCTGTCATAGGTCGGGCTGTTGACGATCGCCGAGGCTAGCGGAACAGTGTTCGAACCTGGAATATAGATGGGATCGACGTTGACGACTTCGTACGAGTTGGCCGCCGGGAAGCTGGTTGACTTATAGAGCAACACCTTCATGCCAGGCTGAAGGCCGGTGTTCGCGGCAAGGGTCAGCGATGTCGACCCGACACCGCCGCCAGCAGAGATCGTCTGAACGGCGAAGCCTTTGGCGTTGATCGAGCGTGCGCGGTCATAGTTGCCGCCCGAGGGATCGCCGCCATTGTACTCGTATTCGGCCGCCACCGCGGTACCCGCACCGGAAGCACCATCATTCTCGCCCGCAGCGTCGCGCTCCTGGTTGAGCACGCTGCCGATGAGGATGAACGGCGTCACCGATCCGTTGTGCGCGTAGATCGTGGGTGACGTGAAGGTGACCGTCTTCGTGCCGGTGTTCACGCTGGCGACGGTGAGAATTTCCTGAACGCCGCCGACGTCGATGATGAGCTTGGTGCCCTGCTTGATCGCCCAGGGGACACCGCCCATGGTGCCCGCCACATTGGCCAAGATCATTGAGGCGGAACCGGCCGCGAGGTTCTGGGCGCAGTTCGTCTTGAACCACATAACCTGGTAGACGCCGCCAGCCACGATGCCGAGCGGGCTGGCGTTGTCCATATTCATTTCGCGCTGGCGGTTGACCAACCCAGAAGTGGCATCCTGGAGCTGAGTGACGCCCGTGGAGAAGCTCGAGTTCGCGGTGCCCGGGATCGACTGCTGATCAGCGTTATGCAGTTGGGAGACTGTCTGCTTGGCACCACTGATCGGATCGGTGAGCGCCGTCGATCCCACCTGAGCGCCGTCGATCGGATTCGTCGACGTGCTCAACGGCACCTTGGCGCCGGTGGCGTCCTGGGCATAAATCGTCATGATGGTCCCTTCGGGATTACCAGAAGAAGCCGAACGCGGCTTCCATCGCCAGCGTCTGCGGGCTGATGAAGATAAGAGAGCCGGTGCCTTGCGCGCCCGGCGACACGATATCGACCCAGGCGGTGGTTCCAGCCGCAATGGTCTGCGCGATGCGCGAATAGATCTCGGCGTCCGTCACGGCACCAACGATTTGGCTGACATCGCCATACTCGCCATTGCCCATGTTCGGGGCGCCGTAGCCGCTCGAGACGATGCCGTAGCCGCCGACGTTCGGAATACCATTGCCCGACGGGCGCACCGCCGTGATGAGGACCTGATTCCGGAACTGCAGCGAGCCATAGCCCAATGCCTGGCCATAGCCGCTATACGGGAGCCCGTAGCCACCCCAGTCCTGCGGGTTCCACCCCTCCTGGATGGTTGCCGCGTTGCCAGTGAGGTCGAGCAGCATCTGCAGGATGGCGGCACGGGTCTGACGCGCGCGAAGGATTTCCTTCTTGATCCGGGTCGCGAAGGTGCTGTCTGGCTCGCCGGACCGCCGCGGCAGCCTGGTGGCAAAGAAGTCCCACGAGATCAGGTCGAGCCAGCCATCGGTGGCCGTCGAGATGCGGGTCTGCAGTTTGGCGTAGATGATGAGGCCGTAGATCCAGCTCGCCGCGCTGGCGAAGCCGGAAAGCAGGCCTTCGAGAATGGGTGACGACGGTGGGAACCACGTCGGTGGGATCGTCGCCTTGAGGCGAGCGATCATGTCATTCTGATCGCCAGTCGCCATATCAGCTCACTATGGTGCTGCCGGTTTTCACGGTCTGCCCCGCCGCAGGGACAAGATCGGCAGTGCCGCCGTTCAAGGTGTAGTTGGTGACGTCAAGAACACCGGTCACCGCCATCGCGGCACCGCCGACGCCGATGTAGGAAACCGTCGTTCCGAGCCCGGCGCCGTTGATGTAGGCATTCACCGCGGCGACAACCTGGGCAACCAGCGTGTTGTGGTTGTAGGCCGGCGCCGTGACGATCGTCATCGTGACATTGGCGGTGAGCTTTGTGGCGGCAAGCACTGACATCCGGACGCCGGCGGCGCGCACCGCCTGGGCGGCAGCGGAGGCCGCGGCAAGCGTCGCATTCGGGATCGCACCAGAGCCGTCGTCGACGTAGACGGTGACGTTGCCATAATCGAGGGCGCCGCCCGGCTGCTGGTTTTCGAATATCTGGACCTGCATGCCGAGTTGCACGCTCTGGATGGCGAAGGTGATAGCGGCTTCGGTGCCCTTGGCCAGCGAGTTGATGTAGGCGACGAAGCGGGTGCGCAGCGCGGCATCAGCCTCGCCGTCGGTACCGCCCGTGAACGCCAACGCGTTGTTGACGGTATCGACGCCGATCATCGCGTCCAGGATGACGGAAATGCTGTTCGCCGTGACATTGCTGATCGATGCAGGGGTCTGCGCGACCACGGGAACCGTCAAACTCGAAACGGCCGCCGGGATCGTATAGCCGTTCAGCAAGGCGCTGTAGGCGGTGTTGGTGGTGTCGACCGAGACCGTGAACGTCTGCGTGAAATCGGCGGTCTGCACCCGGTTGCCGACCGGAATGAAGGCCGATGATGTCGGGGTGAAGCGCGAGAACGTCACGCTGCCCGATGCGGCTGTGGCACCAAGCCGCTTCAGCCCATAATCGTTGACGAAGCTGTCGAGGTCGGCACCGATTGAGGTCGCCGCGCGGGTCACCGTCAGTACCTGCAGGATCATGCCCTGCAGCCAGAGCACGACGCCCGCATTGGCCTCAGCGACGGACCGAAGGACAGCGCCGATAGAGAAGTTGATGAGCCCCGAGGCCTTCGCCTGGATCGCGGTGGCCTGATCGCGAACGATCTGGGCGAAGCTCTTCGTGTTCAACGTTGCCAAAGGCTTGTCTCTACTCGTTGATGTTGAAAGACAACGTCTTTTCCTGGCCCGTCGAGGCGCTCCAGAACTTGATGTAGACCGAGATGCCGTTGAGGATCGGCGTCACGGTGATGACCGGCGCCGGCGAGCGCGCCACGGCGGACTCGAGCGCGATCTGAGACCGGATCACGGCGTTGATCAGCGCGATGTCGGCGACCTCACCCACGCGCCCGGGGACGCCGCCGCCATAGTTGAGGTTCCAGATGTAGTCGCCTTCGGCCGTCATCAGGCGACGCAGGATGCGTTCCGTGGTCATGGCGTCGCCGTCGACGATCGCAAGATCGCCGCTGACCGAGATCGATAGATCCTGGCCCCAGAGGTGGTTGAGATCGGGCATGGCTTACTGCGGAGGACCTGTGAGACCGCCACCGGGCTGGACGCCGGTGTGAAGGTGATCGGAGCCGATATCGTGACCGTTGTGAGTGAGCTTGCCACTGCTCGTCAGCGCGATCGAGCCTTGGGCCGAGATCGCGAGGTTGCCGCCGCTCGAGATGGTGATGTTGCCGCTCTGGTCGATTTTCAGCAGCGAAGTGCTCGTCTGGATCACCAACTCGCCAGATTGGGCGGCAGGCGGCCGTTCCTGATCCGAATGCAGGCGTCCGGTAACCTTTGGGCTGTCCGGATCCTCTTCGTGATAGCCGATCGACACCTGGTCGCCTGGTGTCAGGCCGATGGCGATGCCAAAGCCGCTTCCGATATGCCCGGTGTCGATCGGTATCCAGCCGGTTTCGTGGCCTTCCGGCTGCAACTGCACCTTGGCCGCATATGCGTTCGGATCGTAGGAGGTCACGATCCCTACACGCGGCTTGGCGCGTCGGCTGAGCATCTGGTCGACGGTGCGCCGGATGAGGTCCTCGATGTCGCCGCTCATCGCGTCACCCGCCTCGTCTCGTCGACTTAGATTTCGCTGATATCGTCATCCGATAGCCGCTCTCCTGGCTCATCTGATGTTCCACCGTCTTGATTTCATGCTGCTGATCGTAGGCGGTGCCGGTGCCCGACAACTCCATCATGAAGCGTGGCGTCACAGTGGGGTCGCCGGGCATTTCGAGATCGAACGACAGTTCGTGGCTGGTGTTCTCCGCCAGCCGCTTGGTCGCAAGCTTCTCCACCTGGTCGCCGGTCATGCTCGGCTCCTGGTAGTTGTAGATCAGCGGGTCACCGCTGCCCGGCTCGACCTTCTCCGTCTGGTAGATCTTCTTCTGCTTGTGGTTCCAGCTCTTCACCTTCACATGGACGGGTCGCCCAAGGATCAGGTTCCGAGCCGTGCGCAGCCGCATGAAGTTGCCGATTTCGTACGAAAGCGGCGTCGGCGGCACATAGCTCACATTTAGAACGGGCAACTGCTCCGGGTAGTTTTTCCAGTAGAGTTGGCCGCCCGTCATATAGGCCGTCATTCCAAAACGATCGGCCAGTTTCTGGATGACCGTCCATTCCGACTCGCGCTGCGTGAGCTTCGCGTAGTCGAGTTGGAAGATTTTGCCCGCCTTGCTGCCGACGCTGTCGGTGTTCGCCGTGATGCCATGGCGGCCGCAGATCGTCTGCACGATCTGGTCGGGCTGCTGGTTGGTGAATTTCTCCGTTGACGTGTTGTCGATCAGCGCCGCCGTCTTGTCGCGGCCCTGGATCTTCAGCACGCGGGTATCAAACTCGTGCTGGACCTGGTCGACCTTGCCGTCGAAGACCTGGACCGGTCCGCTCACGGCATCGGTCTGGAACTGAACCTGCACACTGATGTCGTTGGCCGTCGACCAGAACGCCTCATCCATGCCGGGCGGCAGCGCGCCGAACGGGATCTCGCAATGAAAGGTGTCCGACTTGTGCGTCTTCGACATCGAGACTTCGACGCTCATCGGCGTGATCGCGGTCCCGTTGACGACAACGAACGCCCGCGGGGATCGCAGCACCATGCCTCAGCCCCCGAGGATCCCGCCGTTCGACGGTAACCCATTCGGCGGGATGACCAGCGTCAGCGGCCCGGTGAGCATCGGATCGGTGAGGCCGTTGACGACCGCGATCTGATACCACTTCGTGGCGTCGCCGAGATATTGAGCGGCCAGCGCGAAGAGGTTGCCGCCGGCGACGTTCACCACTCGGTTGAGCGACGAGGCAGGTATCGAAGAGGTATCCGCCATTTCAGGCCCCAGTGAGCGTCAGGTTCTTCCCGATGAGATCGACGTTGTCCTTCGAGGACAGCGCGACGGCCTCATCCTGGGCATTTGTCATCTGGCCGGTCAGCCATGTCGCCATGGCGCGAGGATCGCCCCCGGAAGGCGTCCCGACGCCGACATTCGACCCCAGGGAGAGATCGAGGCCGCCGGCGATCGATGCCAGCGCAGCGGATTGTGTGTTGACGACGCCATGCAGGGTGACCAGCGACGGCAGCGGGGCGCCCTGTAGTGTTCCCGCCGCCGTTACTGCCGTCTGCACAGCCGTGACAGCGGCGCCCGTGGCGACCTGCGATGAATCGGAGCCGCTGGCGGAGAATGCGGCGGCGACGCTCAGCGCCGTCGACACGATGCTGTCGAGCCCGGGCACGACAGGACCCAGCGCATCGTTGATGGTATCGCTGACCACCGTGCAGGTGATGGTATAGGGAACCTCGTAGTACCGTTCCGGCTCCGCCCGAAATTCCGTGATCACCACCGTCACGAAGGTGGAGAGGTAGAACAGCGGCACCTCGGCGCCGGCGGCGCGCATCGCGTCGAGCGCCTGAGCCCTCGACGTCGCCGAAGGGCCACGGAAGCGGCCCGACCAGGTGACCGGGTCGGGATCCGGCCCCATGGCGTCGACGACACGGGTGCCTCCGATCAGCGTGTGGATGGCGACGCGCTGCTTGCCGCCGAAGTTGATCCTTTCCGGGATCTCCCAATCGGAAAGCGAGATGCCACCGATGACGAGCGTGCTCATGCAAAGCTCATGTCGGTCGACGGCGGCATCGCGGAGCCGTCAAAGGTCGAGGAGTTGTTCGACCAGTAGGAGTTGCGCGCCATGTGGGTACCGACCGCCTTTGCCAGCGTGCGGCCGTCGACATTGAGCGCAGTGTGAACGACGATGGGTCGGTTCGCTCCACCGGCCGGCGGCACGTAGCTCTCCTTGTGAAGAAGCACGCCGCCCCGGGCAGTGCCTTGGAACTGGGAGGGCGGCGCCCCGGAATGAGCAAACGCACCTGCGATCACGCTCGCCACCGAGGCAAGCTTGTTGGCGAAGTCCAAGATGGCGTTGTAGATGCCCTGGAACAGCTCGACGATCTTCTGCCAGCCCATCGAGGCGAGATCGCCCAAGGCGACGCAGACGCCCTTGATCCAGCCAATAACGGTGTTCCAGTTGAAGGCGAGGAAGGCAACGGCTGCAACGCCGAGGCCAATCAGCGCCCCTGACAGTCCGATAACCGACGCGATGGCAACGCCGCCGATGGCCACCAGGCCGATGCCGAGCGCAACAAGCGCCTGGCCGATGGCCTTCACCGTCTCAGGATGAACGGCCGCCCACTGGGTCATTCCCGTGACGGCGTCTGTCATGGCCTTCATCACCGGGATCGCCATCTGCATCAGCGGTCCGCCCAGCACCTCGAGCAGCGATTTCAGCTGCGCATGGAACTCCTTCGTGACCGTCGCATAGTCGTTGTTGGACAGTTCGTCATACGACTGGTTGAGGCCCATGGCCCCCTGGTTTAGACGGATATCCTTTTCGAACGGGCTATTGACACCATCGACATAGCGTCCTTGCAGGCCCATTTCCGAAATCACCTGCGATGCGGTGCGCACCGGAAACATCTTCGATATTTCGGCGATGACGTCGGCCTGCTTGGTAACGCCGTGCTTCGCCAGCGCGGGCATCAGCACTTGCTGCGTCCACTCGTATGGATTGGACACGAACAGGTCGCGGCCGGCTATACCTCCCGTGATCTGAGTCTGTGAGCTGCCCTTGATGTGCTTGACCCCACCGGGCGCGAGACCCATGCGGTCGAATTCCTCCGCCGCGGTTTTCGACATCTGGCCCTGAACGACCTTGGCGAAGGCGGACATCAATGCGTTACCGGGGCCGCCCGAGCCGCCGCCGCTTCCCGTGCCGGACGACATCGACTGGATCAGACGCGGCAGAGCGCCGCCGACGAAACCCTCATCCCATCCAAGCGTCGCGGTGCGGCCGTATTTGAACGCCGACATAAAACTTTGCGGCGTCACCTTGCCGCCTGTCGCCTCGACGACCTTCGTCATCGTGTCGACGTAGGACGCGAATTGCGCGGGGTCGTAGGTGAGGCCTTTGCCCTCCAGGGACTTCACCAATTCCCAAACCTGGTCGGTGCCGCCGCCCTTAACCGCGTTCAGGACGCTGTTGGCTTTGGAAATCTCATCGAGATGCTGCATCGCGACCGCGACGTCGCCGAAGGCGTAGCGCAGTTCCCGGATGTGGGCGAGGTTCTCCGAAAATACAGTCGTCTGGACGTCGCCGGTCGTCTTCATCGCCTGCGTGATGGCGCCCTGGATTTCCGCATAGTTCATGCCAGCGGTCTTCATCAGCTCCAGCTGATGATTGACGTCGGCACCGTGGTCGGCGAGCTTACTCATGCCGTCAAGAATGGCGCCACCAGCCAGAATGGCAGCCGCGCCCACGAGCGCCGGCTTCCACCCGGTGAACATCTTCTCAATCTGGCCAACCTGGCCCTGAATGCCGAGCAGGTCCTTGGCGATGATGGCCAGCACCGGCGACATGCCGTTGGCAAGGCTGATCGCAACGCCGATTTTCCAAACGTCCACGGTCAACCTCGACTTTCAGGCAGAAAAGATGCACTGTCCCCGCCGTTTTCGGCGGAGGGCCTATGGGCCAGGAATGGGATTACCCGCAGTCACGAAGCTGGCGACGGGAAATGTTCATCAGGCCTGCATCGCGCCGGTGGCGAGATCAGCCGCTGACTATCGAACACGACGCGCCCAAGCGCCGGACCATCACGAGATGGTACATTCGCCAAATGCGAGGTCGGGAGCCTTGGTCTTACAAGGCCGCCATTACGCTGCTGTTCGTCGCCTTCTGGCTGTGCTTTGCGGCCGTGATCGCGTTCGCCACGCTCGTGGTCTGCATGCTGATCTGGCCGCCCGCTCGCTAGTCGAGCCCGATCACCTCGCGATCGCCATTGGCGAATGAGGGTGCCTCCTTCTTGATCAGGAAGCCGTGCATCGTCTGTCCGATGGCGTCCCGCACCTCCGGCGATTTCCTCACCGCGGCGCCACCCAGGAACGACCGAGGCGGAATGCCGCGCGAGGTACCGAGCTCCTGCCATACAGCTTTATCGTCGTCGGAACCAACATGCGCCTCATGACCCGAGACCACGGTGCCGATGCTGTCGCGCATTTCTCCGCTCTCGAGCAGCGGCGTGTCACCGTTTTCCTTGCGGGCGATGGTTTCATCAGCCAGGGATGGCCATGCAGCGAATGGACCAGCCGCGCCCTGATACGTGCCGATTTCAGCCTTGGCCTCATCCTCGACCAGCGCAGCTGCCTTTTTCAGGGCCGCTTCCTCCGCCATTGGCATGGCCACTGCGAGTTCGGTGAGAAATCCCGCCATGGAGGTCAGCGTGAATTCGCGCATCTCACTTCTCCATCCAGGCCATGGTTTCCCAGTTGAAGGTACTGCCTTCGATCTCGCCCATTGCGACGCAGTAGGCGAGCTTTTCCGCCGGCCCGAGACTGAATGCGACGTCGAACGGGATACCGCTCCTGATCAAGAACATCGTCACTCGAAAGTCCGGGTCGGACGCTATTCCCCCGCGGCCTCGCGGAGACCCTCCTCAGTCTGGACGCCGAATTTCTTCGGCATTTCGACAGTGAGGGCGGCGAAGCCGGCATCCCCGATGCGGTCGACCAACGCGTCGACCTGCAGTTCGTTGGCCGGGAACGAGATGATATCGCCGTCGATCGATACAACCGACACCGCCACCACGTACATGCCGAAAAGCTGCTGCTTGTTGGCGGAATCGTTCGATATCGCCTTCAGCAAGCGGCGCTGGCGAGACGTGTCCGGGCGGCAAAATTCAATCGCGCGGCCCCGGGCATCGTTCACGGTGTACGTGCGGTTTGCGTCTTCAACGATCGCCTGGGACGGCGTCTTGACGTCATTTACTTTCAGCGTTGCTGACATCGTTCGTCCTCAGATCACTGCATCTTCAGGCGCTTCGACGCCTTCCAGCTGATCTTCTGTTTCACGAAGGCGTCACCCTTCCAGTCGCCAGCATCGGGCAGCGAGATCGCGACGCCGTCATAGCGATACTGGGTGATGGTGCCGTTGGCCTCGCTGATCGTCTGGGTGATGCGGAAGTTGTTGAGAACGCCGGTATTGAAGTATTGCGCCTCGATCGCCGCGATCATGTCGTCGACACCGCTGCCGGAACGGTCGATCGAGAAGTCACCGGACCAGGTGTCCGGCAACGAGGCGACACGGTTGATGCCGTCGAGTCCCTTCGAATCCAGTGCCTTGGCATCCTGCTTCGAGGTGAAGCCGTTGGTGATGTTGATGGCGATGGTCTGGCCATTGGGGCCGACGAGGTCGAGCACGACATCCTTGCCGATGTTGAGCACGCCGAAGCCAGTATTCACGGGCATGTGAGGTCATCCCTTGAAAAAGGAAGGGCGCCATGAGGGCGCCCCGATGGTGGATTGGAGAGGCGTCAGACCTGCAGTTGCGTCGCGACTTTGTTGATCTGGACGGACTGGCCGGCTTCGAGATTGATGAGGAAGAACTCGATGACGGACAGATATTTGATCTGCGTGTTGGCCTGCAGGTAGCCCAGCGCGACGCGGCTCTGCGGGTTGTTGGCGGCATCGATCTCGTTGGAGTACGGGATCGAATTATCCGAAGAACCGATCTGGCCCTGATCCCACAGCGCCTGGCAGAAGGCGTCGAGGGACACCTTGGCCTGTCGCTGCGTCTGAGCGGAGTTCAGCTTGCCGACATAGATGCCCATGGCGGCATTCAGCGTCGTCGCGATGTAGTTCGTCATCCTGGTGTAGTTGTCGCCATGGATGACAGCATTCGACGACGAGTTGCGGCCGGTGCGGCATCCGAAATAAGAGCCACCCGGCACCGGGTTGCAGATCACATCGATGCCGGCGACGGCAAGCGTCTGGATGTCGGCCGAGGTATAGGGAACGCCTGTCTTCGATTTCTGGGTGCCGACGACCGAGTTGACCTGCTTGTTCAACGTCGAGTTCTGCGGCGCCAGCGAGGCGAGCAGGCCGGCGGCAAAGGCCGCAGGCGACACCAGACGCTGCGGGACGCCGTTCAGCGTGTCGTTCCAATACACCCAGTCGCCAAGCATGATCTTCATGGCGTAGGAATCGATGCCGGCCGTCGACTTCGTCGTCGCCGCGTTGCCGGGGGTGTCGCCGGACTGCGTCTGGGTCACCATGTAGATGCCCTCGGCGAGGCCGAAGGTCACCTGTGTCGCCCAGCTCGCGGTGTCGGTGAGGTCGCAGAGCACCGCAACGGCGGCACCCTTGCCGCGCAGCGCATACATGCCGGTGCGTGGCAGCGTGTCGACGCCGAGCATGAGCGATGTCGTGAGCCCACCGGCGCCGTCGGTGCCGCCTGCCAGCGTGTATGTCGTCGTTGTCGGCACCGGGACGCCGACACCAGCGGAGGCCACGATCATCTGCGACGGGCCGCGCTGCGCGTTGCCGTTGTTGATGACGTTCGCCATGTTCGGCCAGACCGCCGTGGCGGCGGTGTAGGAGCCGCCGGTACCTGCACCACCCGTAAGCGTGACCGCCGGCGTCGCGATGTAGCCACCACCGTTGTTGGTGATCGTGGCGGGTCCAAGACCCCAGGTGAGATTGAAGGTGGCGCCGGTACCGGAGCCCGACGTCGAGACCTGCGCGACGGGGTTCGTCGGCGTGTTGCCGGAGGTGATCGAGCCGCCGTTCTGCACCGAGAACGTGGTGACGACGCCACCGGTGACGGTAAGGACTTTGATGACGACGCCGTTCGACAGCGTGATGGTGTCGTTTGCGGCGTAGGTGGCGCCACCAGCGCCAAGCGTCGCGGAGATCGCGGTCAGCGATGCATTTGCTGCCGCCTGGACAGGATTGACGCCGGTCGGCGCCGCGATCGCAAGCGATGGCACCGAGGTGTAGCCGGTGCCGGGTGTCACGGCGAGCGAGGCGACACCGGCCGACACGTTGTCGAAGATCTCGGGGGCGAGGCCTGGCGCCGCAACCGTCGCCTTGTAGCTCGATGCGGCGGCACCGGTACCGATCGCCACCTGGATCTGGTTGCCGAACGAACCTGTATACTTCGACGTGAAGGTGATCGCATTGGTCTGCACCAGCGCGCTCGCCGCCGTATCGGTGCCATCGGTGACGCGCGAGCACAGCGCCGCGGTGGCGCCCTGCTGGAACGCGATCGCCGCATAGGTGCCCATGTCGTACTGGCGGTTCTGGTAGGGACCGAAGAGCTGCCCGTACTGGCCGAGATTGCCGACAAGCTGCGGCTGGTTGACCGGTCCCCAGTTCGCGGACCCGACAAGCGCCAGGATGTTCGAAGGAACGCCGTTGATGAGAAACTGCGGCGGGATGATCTGGACGTAGATGTCCGGATTCGTGAGCGCCGTGGTGTTCAGCTGCCCTTGCTGGAAGATCGGCATCAGGATGCCCTTCTATTGGGAGTGAGGAAGGTGGGAGAGCGCCTTATTCGGCCGGCTTGTCGGGTGCCGAGGCCTTCGCGGGCTCCGGCGCGGGATCGTCGACCACGACGGCGACGACGAAATGCGGGTTGCTCGACAGCGCTGCCTCGATCTCGTCGGGTGCCGTGATCTGGTGGCCCTTCGCGTAGGAGGCGAAGGATTCCGTCACAATCAGAGCCTTCATGGTGGTTTCCCTTAGTGGGTGAGGGTCAAAGCGTCGTTGGTCGAGATGATCTGTGCCGCGGTGCCAAGCACGACGGTGGGGTACTCGACCATGTAGATGAGGTCGCGCCGGTAGTAGCCGACGGTCTGGCGATCGTCGAAAACCATGGTGCGCTGATACGCCATCCGGCCAGAACTGCCATCCGGCAGCGCGAGATGCTCGTTCTGTGCCAAAGCGATGTCGACGATCGGCGAGGCGAGGTCGCGCAGCGCCGGTGTCGGGCACCACAGGATCACCGAGATCGCGCGCTCCTGCCGCTTTACCTCCTGCCAGGTCGTTCCGGTGACGCCGACGATCGGTGTCGCGATCGCTGTCGCCGGCAGCGTCATGACGGCGCCGCTCGATGTCGCCGTGATACCAGCAGCGACAAGGACCGCTGCGAGCCCGGCCGCGATGGTCGTCTGGGTGTCACTCGTCGAAGCCGCATAAACATAGGTTTTCTGCGTCGGTTGATAGTCGCCCAGCGTGATGCCGATGTTCTGCGCTATCGCAACGGTGCCGCCGAAAGTGACGTTCTGGCCCGAAACCGTGGCGGTCACCGTCGACGCCGGGATGTTCAGCGTGTTGATGTCGGTTGGAAAGCGCGTCGTGTTGCGCTCCATCCCCGCCAGAGGAAACACGGTGACCAGGACGTTCCCGGCGCCAATGACGTTGTCGATGCTACCGGCGACACTGGCATCAGCCGCTATCGGCCAGCCCCGCTCGACCGTGCAGGCGACGCCGATCGCCGAGGGCTGCGACGTCCCGTTTGGGTAGAGCGCCGCCGATACGATGGTGGCGATCGCCTTCTCGACATCCGACAGGTCAGCCATCAGTGCGTCTCAAGGCGAATGCAGGCGATGTTCCAGCCCATGGAATTTGAATACGCCGCCTCGATCTGGAACCTGCGGCCGAGGTCGTCGGTGATGATGTCGCGATCCTTGATGACGCCATCGGCGACAAGCCCAAGAGCGATGAAGACGCGCCAGACGATCGGACCCGGCGCTGCTGACGGCAGGGTGCCCGCAAGGGTGCGGCCCATTGTCGTCTTCGCCTGGATGTTCGCCGCGATCCCGGAGACCACCGCAGTTTCGGTCGATTTCAGCGCTCCAGCGTAGCCGCCAGTGTATCCGGCGCCGACCGGCGCGCTCGGCCGGGTCACAACTATGACGCGCGGATACAAGAAACTCATCGATCACACCGGAACGACGTTCTGATACTGGCTCAGGATCGCATAGACCGTCGCCGGCATCGGAACCGTGATGCTGCCGACCTTCGTAACTGCACCGCCTGGCGCAAATTTCTCTTCGGTATCGCCGGCGCGATGCGAGATAAGGCCTACCTGCTGGGTGCGCGTCAGATAGCTCGCCTTCAGCCAGTCCAGGCATGCCATCTGAATGTCGGCAGGGATCGTGGCGAAGCCCGCCTGGTAGGTGATGGCGACATTCTCCATGCCGCGCGTGAAGACGTCGCCACCCTGAAGATCGACATTGCGACCGCTGAACGTGTAGCCGGGCCCGTAAGGCGACGTCGCCGGCAACTGCGCGACACCAGAGATGCTGAGCGAGGCCACCGAGATGATCGGATAGTTCCTGAGCGTCA